GGTGGTTTAAAAAAGAAATTGTCCCGTGTTTTCAGAACACGGGACAATTTCATGGCAAAGGACTCAAATATTGATAGAAAGCCGTAGGGGGTGCAAAACGGCTTATATAGGGGGTGCAGATTAGCAGCAGGGGTGCAAAGTGAAGGTTTTTCTTTGCCAAAAGGTCTTTTGATTTGCTAATATTAGGATAACGGGAAGGAGGTGAATGCATGGACAAGCTAACTGATGATGATATCCGGAATATGAGCAAGATTACAATCCAGACTGCGGCAAAATATCTTGGAATATCTGCAAACTCCGTAACCTTAGGAATGAGAAACGCGCTTCTTCCGATAGGCTTTGCTGCCAAGAAGGAAGATGGTAACAGATATTCTGACAGCTGGACATATGTCATAGTCCCGGAGAGGCTTATCGCGTATAAGCATGGCAAGATCAATGAAGTTCAGGTTAAAAACATTGAGGATAATCTCAGCACTATTATTAAGAATTTCGAGGAAATGAAGCAGGACCTGCTTTTTCTATTAAAAGAAAACGAAGAATAGGAGGGATAACGCTATTCAATTCATTGTTTGAAGAAAACAACAAAAAAGATGACGGAAAGCAAAATGCTCATGAAGAGGATGTGAACCCTGAAGTGGGAGAATTGGTCCTTGATAGGAAATCCGTTTATGAAGAAATCTGGACTGAATCGGCTGCAAAAGTCGCGCGGAAATATGATATCAATTATGGCAATTTCCTTGCCACCTGCCGCGAAAACGCAATTCCTGTCCCTCCATCTGGATACTGGACAAAAGTTGAAATGGGAAGACCTGCTGAAAGGACACCTCTGCCTGAATCCGAAATATCAAATGTAGCATTCATTACAGGCTTACCTGAAAAACGAAGAAAAACACAGAGAGAAGAAAAACCGATTGAAGCGCCTCCGGCAGTAAAGCAACAGGAGGAACCAAAATTCCCAAAGGTAGAAAAAGGAGGTACTGAGATATCAGATACTTCTTTCCCGGAAGATGATAAGGTGCCGCTTGAAGTATATATCAAGTCTCCGTCCGCAAACGGGATAAACAATAGAGATATATTGTATGCCGAAGTATGGGAAAATCCGCCTTCAGTTGTTGCTAAAAAGTACGGAACAACGGACTGGTGCATTAGGAGTATGTGCAAGAAAATGGATGTTCCTCTTCCGGATCGTGGTTATTGGGCAAAGGTCAAAGCTGGTAAGCCAGTAGCAAAGGAGCCGCTACCGAAAATCAAGAAGGTTGCGGATGAGAATAAGCCGAAGACAGGCAGTTCAAGAAAGCTTCAGATAGCAGAAAACTCGCTGGAATTTATGAAGGAAGACGGACGAAAAACCATTATTGAGGTAGCCGAAAAACTACGAGTCGCCGGCCCGGGAAGCAGGCTCAATAAGGATGTTGAAGCATATAAGGCTAAATGTGAAGAATGGTACGATCTCCACTCAAAGGGTATCAATATGCGTTATGGCTCAAAGCTTGAGCCCCCGACAATGGCTGCGGAGATTTCAAAGGCTAGTTATCCCAGAGCATTCCACATAATAGATGCAGTCTTAAAAGCAACTCTCCCATATAACGGAGCATTGTTATCTGACTATCAACACAACTATACATTCAGAATTAATGGTGAGACAGTAGCTTTTCAGATAACAGAATCAAAGCTTGAAATTCCTCATGAAATCACAAAGCAAGAGAAAATGGAACTTCTAAAATATGAGGAAGCAAAAAGAAATAGATCGTATGCTAGTAAGCCCAATGTGCCAAAATATGACCACCCATGGAGCGGGATCTTATGCCTATCTGTCGGAAACTATAAATTTCGAGATTGCAAAGCTTATAAACTAGAGGACCGTATAGGTGAAATCCTGATTGCTTTTTATGAGGCATCATATCCTCTCAGGTTGAAAAGGCTTGAGGAGGAAGAAAAACAACGCAAAGAATGGGAAGAGTATGAACGTAAGGAACGAATCAGAGCCCAGTACAATGATGAGGCGGATAGAGTACGGGCGTTGGTTAACGCTGCTGAGGATTATGATATAGCCCGAAAAATAAGGGCTTATGTACAGTCATTTGAAGAGCGCATGGATACCGGAAAAGGGTTAACAATGGAGCAACTTGAATGGATTACGTGGGCAAAGTTAAAAGCTGATTGGTTTGATCCTTCTGTGGCACGTGAAGATGAATTCTTAGGCAAACGGAAACATAGCGCAGACCCGGAGAATAAAAAGCTTGAGCACAAATACAGGTGGTAAGCCTGACAACCATTTAATAATACTGTATAAGTGTAATTATCTCGCTAATGGTTCATGAGGTTTTAAAGTAAGAAAGGGCTATAGGCATAGAAAAAAACCTGTAGCCCGTAATGTGTCAAATTAACCATTCAGATTCATTCCGTTCTGAAACTTGAAAATCAACTTGCCGTCATCTTTCACTGTGACGGTATTGATAGTCTTCAGCCAGAGCCTGTCGTCAAACTTTGTGGGTAGGACGTCCACATCTTTTAATGTGCAGATAAAAGCGTCAAAGGAATCTGCTCGTGCCAACCGGAGAGTCCGCTCCTTTTCTAGCGTGTCGACCTTCACCTTGGCTGCGTCATACCGCTCCATATAGCCATTGTAGCGAGCAAGGTATTCGTCTTGGCTCTGGGCGCTGGAAGCATTTCCCTCGACACACTTACGCGTCAGTTCAGTGATTACATCGATTTCACGGAGCATTTCAGTGAGTTCGGCGTCGATGGCGGCGCAGTCTATGTACATAGCTCTGACCTGTTCACAATTCTCCAAAATTGCGTCCTTGTTGTCAAGCAGCTCGCCAAATGCAGCGAGGAAGCGAGTTTTGATTTGCTCCTCATCAAGATGGGGCGGCATGCATTTGTGTTCGCCCTTAAACTTGGCATTGCACTGCCATATCGTGCGGCGGTACTTGCTGGTGGAGTTCCAGACCTTGGAGCCGTAGAACCCGCCGCAGTCGCCGCAGATAATGCGCGAGGCGAATACACTGTTCCCACTGTAGCTGCGCCCCAGCGCCTTACGCCGCGCGAACTCCTTCTGAACGGCGTCCCACTCGTTCGGCTGGATGATAGGCTCATGGCTGAATTCCACCCAGTATTGCGGAATTTCGCCCTCGTTCAACTTCATGGTTTTGGTGAGAAAATCTACGGTGAATCGTTTTTGCAATTTTGCGGACCCTCTATATTTCTCATTCGTGAGAATACTCTCAATGGTGCTAACGGACCATTTTGCCTTGCCGGCTGGAGTAGAAACGCTCTCGGATGTGAGTTGCTTCGCGATCGCGCAAGCGGTCTTTCCGTCCATGAAAAGCGAATAAATGCGTCTGACCACCGCCGCTTCTTCCTCCACAATCTGCGGAATGCCGTCTTGACCGCGCTCATAGCCAAGAAATTGGCTGTATGGCAGGCTGACCTTTCCGTCCGAGAACCGCTTTCGCTGACCCCAAGTGACATTCTCGGAAATGGAACGGGACTCCTCCTGCGCCAGTGAGGACATGATGGTGATAAGAAGTTCGCCCTTGCTGTCGAGGGTGAAAATATTTTCTTTTTCAAAATATACCTCTACGCCCTTTTCCTTCAGCTTGCGGACGGTAACCAGGCTGTCCACGGTGTTGCGGGCAAAGCGACTGACGGATTTGGTCACGATAAGGTCTATCTTCCCCGCGAGGGCATCAGCCACCATCTGGTTGAAGCCCTCGCGCTTTTTTGCGTTTAGACCAGAAAGTCCCTCGTCCGTGTATACCGTTACGAACTCCCATTCAGGATTGCGTTGGATGTACTGCGTATAGTAATCGATCTGCGCCTCATAGCTGGTGAATTGCTCGTCCTTGTCGGTGGAGACGCGGGCGTATCCGGCGACGCGGCGCTTTCTGACCGAAAGACCCGGCATATGAGTTTTGGTATTATTCGTCGGCGGTATGACCGTAACCGCCCGAGCCTTTCTTGTCATTTGCTTGTCCTCCTTTGGCTCAAAGTCCGCCGACGCGCCGCTTCCTTCATTTCGGGCGTCCAACTCTCCGCTCTTGAGTAGTCCTTCCACACACGTTCGATCGTATGTCTGTCTTTAAACACAAACAGCATATGATTTGGCTCCAGCACCTCAATGTGATCTATCCGATCTTTAAAGATACTTTCTTCGAAAGAGGAAAGCCCCAGAGCAGCGGTGGATTCAGCTATCAGCGTAGTTTCTGGTATGCTTTTACCGGAGCAGGCTTGTTTACCCTTGCGCTGATAGGTGGAGCAATTGTAGCCCAAGCGACCGTGGTTGTTGACACGCTTATAGCTTTTACCGCAGCGCGAGCAGCGTATCATGCCCGTGAACACGCTTCGTTCCTGAGGTTTGCGCCCGGAGGATTCCTCGTCCAACCGTTTCAAGACCGCTTGCGCTTTCTGAAAGGTACCAGAATCGATGATGGCATCATGTGTCCCTTCGGAATAATACATGGGCAAAGTACCCTGATTCGGTATCAGCTTCTTTTCCAAGTGGTTGTTACGGTATTTTTTCTGTAGGAGCGAATTGCCTATGTATTTCTCGTTGGCGACCATGTCGCGTATGCGGGTACCCGTCCATTCACCGCCAAACTTGCGGTCAACGCCACGGTCGTTCAAATCCCTGGCAATGGAGCCGAAGGAGTCGCCGTCAATGACTCGCTGATAAACCTCCCGAACAATGGCGGCATTGTCTGGATCAATCTCGATTTTGTCTTGCGTGATCCGGTAGCCAAACAAGAACCGGAGCTGTATCAGCTCACCCTGTTCAAAGGCTTTTCGTATCCGCCACTTCTGGTTCTCGCTGGCTGACAGGCTTTCCTCCTGCGCATAGGATGCCAGTATGGTCATCATCAGTTCACCTTCGGCGCTAATGGTGTGGATGCGCGGCTCTTCAAAGTAGACGTCCACGCCCAAACTTTTTAGCTCTCGCACCGTTTCCAGTAGCGTGACCGTGTTGCGTGCGAAGCGGGAAATGGACTTTGTAATGACCACATCCACATTCCCCGAGCGGCACTCTGTTAGTAAACGCTGAAAACCTTCACGGTCATCCTTTGTGCCCGTCATGGCTTCATCGGCGTACACACCACAGTAGAGCCAGTCGGAATGTTGCTGGATAAGGTAGGAGTAGTAGCTGACCTGCGCCGAGAGCGAGTGGAGCATGGCATCCTTGCCGGAGGAAACTCGTGCATATGCCGCCACGCGCGTTGCTTTCGGTTGTGCGGGAATGCGAAATTCGACACTTGTTACTACTCTCTCCACTGATATCACCTCCTTGGCATGTAACATAATCGCTCTGAAACGTAGTAATAGCAAGGCTTTCAGCGATATATAGCGGACGAAGATAAGCCGTATTTTTCGGCGAATATTGTATCAATCTCCACGTACTCTTTCTCCGAAATAATACCCTTGGTGAGCATACCCCGAATGAGCGACATCGTCGCATGGTATATTGCCACGCGGCGGAACAGTTCATCGGGCACCTACCGCACCTCCTTGCGCCGAGCATCGGCATAACAGGCGCGGGAGCAATATTTACGCGCGTCGTTGCCGACGCTATCAAAAGGCTTTTCACACCAGACACAGGTTAAATGAAAGACCTTCCTCTGGACTCGCTCCGGGTGTTCTTTCCACCATACCATCCGGCAGGTATCGGAGCAGAACTTCTTAGCTCTTTTATGCGGCGTCTGTTTGACTGCCGATCCACATTGCTGACAGACACAAAACCCGCTGGTGGGATGCCTGCGGCAGTATGACTTAACCGTATTAACGGGAAGGCCCGTCAGCGCGGATATTCGTTTATAACCCATCCCTTTAATCTGAAGCTCAGTAATTTTTGCAATGTCATCACTCGTCATGGGTTGTCCTCCAGTCTGAGGAACTCTGTCCTCACTATCCACTGGAGGTGGGCTAGCCGTTTTGACGAAAATAAGCAAAAAAAATATGCCCGTCGAAGAAAAAATCCTCGACGGGCTCTTTGCATAGTTTGCAGCTATTTGTTATCCGTATACCGCTTGTTGATGATCGTCGCCTTCAGAGTGCTTGAACGAACGCCGAAACTGTTTGTCCCGTTGCCCTTAATAGCGCCGGCAGCGACAAGTACGGCCGCATCGTCCTTCCAGTAGGAGGGCACATCGTCCAGCGTTTTGTAGAGCGGATCGTTCTGATCCTGCCATGTGGTCATTAGGTTATTAAAGGTATCCTGTGTCATATCTTCATCCTCCTGTTCCTTGAGAGCGGCTTTGACCGCCGCTCTCAATGTATCCATACTTTTTCCGTGCTTCGGCCACCAGTGCATCACATCAGCGTGGTTGCTGGCGATACCCAGCGTATATCCCTCACTGTGGCAGATAATGTTCTGCTCCGTCAGGCCATATAGTTTGCAGAGATATACACATAGGTCGACCGCCTCCTGATAAACGGCAGAAAAATACGAGGCATCGGTCAAGCCGTCCTCACAGATTTCGAAGCCAATATGAGTGTTATTTGCCGTTCCTCCAGCGTGCCACCCACGCATATTCCAGGGAAGCGTTTGGTAGGTTGCGATTGTGCCATCTGCCATTTTGCCTATAAACCCGTGTACGCAGACAGATATCCCGCCGGGTTTCGCGGTGTTCCAGTTGCTGCTTGATGCGGGGCCGAGCAATCCATCATCCGGCCCGACATACCGATGCAGATTGGGATTGTTCGCCCCGGTCGAGTGGACCATGATACCTTTCGGTACTAGGGGTTTTCCTGCTATATAGCAGTTGTTTTGCGTCAGAAGGCACTTGTGCAGATTCATTTATTCGTCCTCCTTGGTTTTCAGCTGCTCCAGGATATCCTTGAGTTTCTGTGGTATGGGAAGTCCGATCCTGCCTGCGTTTTCGATAATACTGATTCCCTCGTTGGAGATATAAAAGAAAATGACAGCGGTCCGAAGAACGCTGCCATCACCGATAATCT